GTTGAGCAGAGTTAGTTATTTTTATGTCTGCTGCTATGCCTTGCGCGTGTGTTCCCGGTATCTCTTTTACAGCCTCTATCGGGTGGTCAGGGCTTCTGTAGCCGCTGGTGATAACAAAAGGAAACCCACAGTGTTCTCTGAGGGCGTCCAGCTTGTCCAAGAAAGCCTGTTCCATACGGTTTTCACCAGTATGCTGGCAGTCAAACTCTTTTTTACTGAAGTATTTCATGAATCAGCTGTTGTATATCGTTTTTAATCTTTTGGATCTTGGACTGCAACAACTGTATCTTCTTCTTGGTTTGTCTCTTCAACTCCCTGCGTAATAGACGTAGTTCCAACACCAGTGATGTTAATCTGTATTGCATTTCTTCCCGCATCTTTTACTATATCCTTTTCAAATGCAGCAACAGGAAGAATACGATCCATTACTAGCTTCCAAGCTGCCGCTTGATTTTTATGGTCAGGGTCTGTGGCTGCTTCAAAGATTGCATCCATGACTGCACGAGAGCGTGGCGAGTTCAGCATACGAGCTTTGTACTCGTTAATTATGGCTGCATCGCCTTTAGGACGACCAACTGCTCCTCTAGAACCTTTCTTTTTACTAGAAACAGAAGACTTCTTAGGGCGACCAACAGGATTCTTACGTTCTGTGTCGTTATCCATACTGTATAGATCCTTACCTAGTAGGCTTTTAGGTTTGTTTCTTATACTTGTTGTTTGTTATCTTACATTATAGTTAATATTATAACATACTTTTCTATGAAAGTCAAGATAAATCTATGTAGAAGGAGAAATATTTACAGTTTGTGCAGGGTAAATACCAAATTTACAGTGCAGATTACCTGTGCATTTACAGTGCAGACTACTTTTTTATAACAAATTGATATATAAGGACAATTAACAACAACTACTATGGCCTAATTTGACTCTTTTTTGTGTCTGAGAGGGTACTTTTACGTTTGCTGTAACGTGTAGGGGGGCCGGGGGTGTTATCTGTGCTGGGATCTGTGCAGATCAGTGCAGAGTGTGGGGCTGTGAAGGTGCTTGACAGCGGTTATCTAGTCGCTATACTGGTTGCAGATCGAGGGCAATACCGCGCTCGACTGAAACGCAAAATTTAACTGGAGTTAAAAGTTATGGCTACACTGAAAACACAATCAACCGCACTCGTTAACGCACTGCACAAGGCGAAGCAAGCCGAAGCCAAGCCACTGTCAGTTCTGCTAGACTCTGCCGCAGTGGTCAATACTGCCGAGGATCTGAAGGAATTTGGTAACGCGGTACAGGCCGGACTGATCGCCAAAGGATGGACGGAAGGCAGTGCCAATGCCCAGCGATCAAAAGCAAAACGCATCGTTGGTACCATGTCAGCCACTGACAAAAAGATGATCGAGGCACACGGCATCAGCAACCGCGAGCAAGGCACACAACTGGTTCACCAGCTCGCAACCGAGGCAACCAACATCAGCGACCTCTACACGGCACTTGCACCAACCAGACCGGAAGAGCCGACCGAGGCAGACAGCGCCGACGCGGAGCCGACAACAGACGAGCCACTCGACAGCGAAAAGCAAACACTAGGTGACCTGCTTGATGCATTCGAAGCGGCGGCGATGCTGAACGGTTACACTCTCGACGATATCGCGGAAGCGGCGATGGAACGCTACTCGGTCGGGTTACTCGAAGCCGCATGATTGACCCCGACATTGCATGGCCGCTGATCATTGGCGGCCTCATCCTTATGACCTACTGGGACATTAAAGGTCAACTCTGACACCACCAGCCCTGCCATCGCGGGGCTTTTTTATGCCTGTTAAAACCAGCCTCTACACTTTTCTGTATGGTGAAGCCGCTTGACTTTGTGTGTGGTGGTAGTAAAATGGTAATAGTTGGGTGGTGTTGTGCCCAGCGTTTGCAAACTTTAACTGGAGTTAAAATTATGTCAGAACGTAAAGCAATACTGCAGATTGGCTACACTCGGTTTGTTACCGACGTTGCCACAGCCATCGTGCTGGAAGAAAGGCTATTGGAGCTTGATCAGGTAGTCGCTCGGTATCTAGACCCTGAAGTTCACAATGTCACGCCAAACGGTATGTTGTGGGTCAGAGAAGATGACCGCACACTTATTGATGTTCAGATCATGGATCGTGGTCACACCTACGTCGAGGACAGTGACTGGTATGATCGTGTCATCGAAGATCACAACGAGCGAGCGGAGGATGCGGCATCATGATTGGTCAACGTCCTTTGTTTGTTATCGCGCAGGAAATTGAGGAGACATGGGGCAACGTATCGCCCTATGCTCGCCCTTACCTTGACGCTATGAAATCCCTTGTCACACCAGCACAAAACTACTACGAGGATTCAGGTGTTAGTGTAGTGCTGTACTTTCTGTCCAATGCCCAGAGCTGGCGCGGCGATGATGCGCGTCGAATCAAGTCTGAACTCAAGGAGCTGGTGTAATGTATACCATCAACAAAACCGAAGCGCCTCAACCTCTGAATTTCCGAAACCGTGGTAGCTACTGGCGTGACCTGTTCGAACGTATGTCGCGAAATGATTGGATTCGCGTTCCCAAAGCCCATCACGCCAGAGCAGGAGCAGCAGCTAGTACCTACCTGAAGGGACGTTACTCACTATATCGTATTGACGATGACTCAGGTGACTACTGCCTGTTAAAGCTACGCTAACCAATGACGGGGTCAGCAATGGCCCCTTTTTAACTGGAGTTAAATTATGGAATGGCAAGATCACCCTTTCAACGCAATAGCTACTTGCACACTATGCAACAATACTGACTCTGTGACCGTAACGTGTGGTGAGATCAAGCGGTTTGTCTACGGCACCGAGCTTGTACAAAACATCTGGCCTGACCTATCAACTGACGAGCGTGAAGTGCTGATAGGCTGGCGTAACCAACGCGCCGATAGTAGTTGTGGTGAACGCACAGGGTTTCACTTGTGCAATGCCTGCTGGGACAGCAATCTAGGGGAAGAAGAATGAAAATACATATCACCAAGGGCAGTGGCAAAATGCAGGATATGCGTTCTATCAACACCAACACTGCCACCAATCAGTTTTGCATTGACCAATACCACATGGAGTGTGGTGGACACAAGCGTATCTGCAAGTCATGCTACAGTTATTCAAGCTTGAATGCCTATCGCAAGAATTGTCAACCTGCATTTCAGCGTAATAGTGACATACTTGCTAGTGATCAACCTATTGACATTCCTAAACTTAATGACTTGTACTTCAGGTTTCACAGTCATGGTGAGCTGATCAACGACGATCACTTCATCAAGTATTGTGAAATAGCTGATGCTAACCCTGACACCACGTTCGCGTTGTGGACAAAGCGTGTCGAGTTTGTGCGTCGTAACAAAGTCTATATCCCTGATAATCTTATTCTTATTTATTCTAATCCTATTGTGGATCAAATCATGAAGAAGCCACCACGCGGGTTTCATCGTGTGTTCAACAACGTGTCCAAGTCGTATAGTGGCAAGGCCAACTGCACTGGACAAAAGTGCGTGGAGTGTTTAGTATGTTACAAGTTCGACACCGATAAGGTAATTGTCGAGCACGTTAAATAAACTTAACTGGAGTTAAATATCATGGGTTGGAGAAGAAGCGAAATCGAAGTAACAAGTGTCATTAATCTGGATGACTATGACGATGAGATCATGGAGTATGTCGAGCCTGACAACATCATCGACGCTATGGAGTTGATGGACAGGTGGGGCTACAGTGATGGAGACATCATTGAGCATATGCTTGAGGAGCCTGATGCATTCTTGGCTAAGGTGTCGAACGTCCTCACGGTGGAGACTGCACTGGATATGGTTAAGGAAATTTACCAGCTTGGTCACAGTGTTCAGATCCGTAACTTGAACGTGAAGGATAACCAGATCGCTGATCTGAAGCAGAGGGTTGAAGATTTGTTGGCGTTGAAGCATACTGTAATCAAGGAGACAAGCGATGATACACAGGACGTTTGACACTGAGCTTGACTGCCCGTGGATGACCATTGATGTGCAGATTACCTACCTGTTACACGAGGAGATGGGTCTGGTTGAGGTTGACCAGATCATGGCTAACGGGTATGATGTTACTGCGTGGTTCAATCACGATTACATTCTGGACCTTATTCACGATGACATGGAGGAGAGAAGCTGATGGTAGTTGTATTCGACAACAAGTATCCAGAGTATGCAGCACCGTGTGAACGGCCTGTGCTTCAGAAGCTGGTAGACATATGCCTGTGGGATGATGGTAAGGTGTCTATCTGGGACGGTGAAGAGCTGGCTGTGCAGGGGTGTAGTAACAAGCTGCACATCCTGAAGAACCTAGCGCAGACTGAGATGGATCAACTTGAGGCGTATGACAAGGAGGGTAACTGTCGTGGGTGGTTCTCGTTGATCTACAACAACGGCTCTGAGCGTGAGCCTATGATTGTAATCTCTGACTACAGCGTAAACGACTGGACGGAGAACGTGTACCGTAAATTAGACGAAGCCTTTGGAGGTGTTGAGGTATGACGTATCACATAATGCCTGATGAAGACTTTGGTAAACATGACATGGAAATATGGAGGAAAGTCAAAAGGTTAGGTGACTTCAAACCAGAGGATGGAGTGAAGTATGTCGTGCGAAAGGGCGTCAAGAAGAAACCCTTTGACAAGTGGACTATCTACGAAGGTGTCAATGGTAAGCTAGTGCCTACTAACTTCTGTTACATTTATGAACTAACCAATCTCTTAGGGAGCGACATAGGGTGAGAGACGGTATGACGCACGCGCAGATAGCGGAGGTGTTGGGCATCTCGCGTGAATCAGTACGCAACATCGAACGCAGAGCACTGTGGAAACTCAAACGGTCAGGTAAACTGGAACAGTTTTTGTGTCTCCTTGACATGGAGGTTGAGGAGTACTACGGTGAGCAGGGACGGAGAGTTAAGCAGTGTGAATAATGCACTGCCTTTTTCTTTTGAAATGTGTTATACTCTCTATATAGATAACTAAGTATTACTATTATTAATAATACTATTACTAATACATAGGAACTACATATGACTAAAGAGCAGATGATTGAGGAGCTGGTTGAGTACGCTGTGTTTCACGTACCAGCCAGCACGTTGATGAATATGTTTATCCAGAGTCAGCGTGAGTTGTTGTCTGAAATGGACGCAGATGAAATCATTCAGCAGTACACCAACCTGTTTGGAGAAGAGGAGTCGATACACTGATGGCATTCGTAAAGCTACACCAGCAATGTGATGACTGTGGTTCTAGTGATGCGTTGTCTTACAACGATGATGGATCCAGTTATTGCTTTGCTTGTGCTACATTCACCCCCTCAGAGTCCACAGGAGCTTCTGTGAGCGAGATAAAGGATCGCGTAGTACCCGGACAAGGGTTCGACAAAGCGGCCTTTACAGAGCCATACAGAGGCTTTCAGGACAGGGGTCTAACTGCCGATACCATGTCGGCTTACTCAGCCCAGCAGAAAGCTGGCAACATTCTATTCGGATACCACACCCCACAGGGTGAATTAACTGCAGTTAAAACACGGTATCCAGACAAACAATTCAAGATCGCAGGTGACTGGAAGAAGGCTGGCCTATATGGTCAGCACCTGTTCCCTTCTGGCGGTCAATACATAACCGTAGTGGAGGGAGAGTTTGATGCCTTGGCAGCCTATCAAATGTTTGGTGGCAAGTATCCTGTTGTGTCTATTCGTAATGGTGCCCAAGGTGCTGCTGCTGATTGCCGCAGAGCCTACGACTTTTTGGATCAGTACGATCATATTATCTTTTGTTTTGACAACGACGATCATGGCCGCTCTGCTGCTGTAGAGTGTGCTGACATCTTTGGTGGTAAGTCTAGAATCTACCATCATGGTGAACACAAGGATGCGTGTGACTACCTACTCAACGGTGACAAGGACGACTTTGTCAAGCGATGGTGGGCGGCGAAGACCTACACACCTGATGGTATGGTGATGCTGGGTACATTGCGCGATGCATTGAAGACACCACTGGAGGAGGCAGAGGTACGCTACCCCTACAAGGGTCTAGATGACATGACGTTTGGTGTACGTCCGACTGAGCTAGTCACCATCTGTGCTGGCTCTGGTCTGGGCAAGTCTACGTTCATGCGTGAGCTAGTGTTCTCCATACTAGCGCAGACTAATGACCGCATAGGTCTAGCCTTTCTTGAAGAAACCCCTGACCGTACTGCTCGTGGTCTGGTGGGACTGCAGATCAACAAGCCTATCCACCTTCCGGGCTGTGACTACTCACCGTCTGAGGTTGATCATGTGTTCGACAGTCTCGACCTTGATGACCGTGTAGTGTTGTGGGACACATGGGGTTCCAACAAGATAGAGAACGTGTTGGCTAGGTTCCGCTACCAAGTCAAGGTTCTTGGTGTAAAATATGTGGTGCTTGATCACATATCAATACTAGTATCAGATCAAGACAATGGTGATGAGCGCAAAGCCATCGACGAGATAATGACCAAGCTTAGAATGTTCTGTCAGGAGATGCATGTATGTATGTTTGTGGTGTCACATTTGAAACGTCCAGACGGGAAAGGCCATGAGGATGGAGCCTATACTAGTCTGGGCCAGTTGCGTGGCAGTGCAGCTATTGCTCAGTTGTCTGATATTGTACTTGGACTAGAACGGAACGCTCAAGCTGAAGACCCTATGGTGCGTAACACTACCAACGTCCGTGTGTTGAAGAACCGTTTCAGTGGGCAGACTGGACCTGCTACCTCCTTGATGTATAATAAAGAAACAGGGAGGCTCACTGAGGTATTCGAATGAGATGTAAAGCTTGTGATAAGATAATGACAGACTACGAGCTAACCAAAAAGTTTGGGGGTAGTGGTGAGTTTGTTGACCTATGCAACGAGTGCAGTCGCTTCCTTGCTGATGATGACTTGACAGCTATAGGCAACCTAGACTATGCTGACCTATATGATCTTGAGGAGATAAAGTATGTCGAAGATGGGTCGTTGGATTATGACACAAGAACAGAATATAGAGATGAGGGAGAATGGCTATGAACTCTCAGGTAGACAAGAGCTTGATCTCGCCTACTACGAATACTGTGTTTATAGACATAGAGGCAGACGGCCTGAACCCTACGAAGATACACTGCGTGGTTACAAAGAGATCGAACGAAGCTCACTTGATCCACTTATCTAGAAGGAGCCTGATGGATGAACTGGCAAAAGGTGGACCGATTTGTGGTCATAACCTCATTGGCTATGATATTCCTGTCCTTAACAGGCTATGGGGTACACGCATTCCGCAATACAGAGTTGTGGACACACTCGTACTTTCTCGTTTGTTTCATCCCGATTTGGATGGTGGTCACAGCCTCGCTGCTTGGGGAACTAGACTGGGGTTTCCTAAAGGTGAGCATACGGATTGGGAAGAACTCTCTGATGAAATGGTGGATTACTGCAAAAGAGATGTTGATGTAACAGAACGATTGCATAATGCACTGATGCAACAGATGCGGTTGTTTGGTTTTACTAAGCATTGTGTTGATCTAGAGCACAGCGTAGCGTGGATATGTAAAGACCAAGAAGACAACGGGTTTGAGTTTGACAAGGAAGGTGCAGTTAAACTGTACGACGAACTGACTACCCGTATGGCTAGGATAGAGAGCGACCTACAACGTGTGTTCCCACCTATCGTGGAGGAAAGGTACAGTGATAAGACAGGTAAGAAACTCAAGGACAAAGTTACGGTATTCAATGTCGGTAGTAGACAACAAATCGCAGATCGCCTTATTAGTAAAGGTGCAGTCTGGAAGGAACTCACTCCGTCAGGAAAACCAAAGGTCGATGAGGCTACGCTTAAAAAGCAGACTCACATTCCCGAAGCGAAGATTATACTCCGTTATCTTCTCTGCCAAAAACGAGCATCGCAAGTTGATTCGTGGGTTCAAGCAGTTGGAGAGGGTAGTAGAATACATGGGCGAGTGCGTCACATTGGAGCGGTTACCGGAAGAATGGCACACTCACAACCTAACATGGCTCAAATACCTGCTGTAAGGGCTGAGTATGGTAAGCAGTGTCGTGAGCTGTTCACCGTTCCAGAGGGCCGTGTTCTTGTTGGTGCTGATGCCAGCGGTCTTGAACTACGTATGCTTGCACACTACATGGATGATGAATCCTACACCAACGAGATACTATCAGGTGATATACACACAGCTAACCAGACAGCCGCAGGATTAGAGACACGCGACCAAGCCAAGACGTTTATCTACGCCTTCCTATACGGTGCAGGTGACGCTAAGATAGGCAGTGTCGTAGGTGGCAGTGCGGCTCATGGTAAGCGTCTCAAGGCGGCGTTCCTAGAGAACACACCTGCGCTGGCAAAGCTACGGTCAAAGGTTATGGCTGATGCAGAGACAGGGTTCCTGACTGGACTGGATGGCAGACGTATACGTGTACGCTCCCAGCACGCGGCACTCAACACACTGTTGCAAGGTGCTGGTGCTGTGGTGATGAAGCAGGCTATCGTTATCCTGTATGATCTGCTGGGGCGTGTTGACTTCAAGCTGGTTGCACAGGTACACGATGAATGGCAAATAGAATGTAGACCAGATGACGCAGACTTCATCGGCAAGTCTTGTGTCAACGCAATGATATTCGCAGGGGAACTCCTGCAACTGAACTGTCCGTTAGACGGAGAGTATAGAGTTGGTACTAGTTGGTGCGATACACACTAGCACAATTCTATTTTATGTGGTATAATATTATGGTAAGTTTAATCAACGGAGATATTTTGTATGTCTAATGAAGCACCCAACGTAATGGTAAAGTGTGACTTGTTCTGGCCTAACCTGACTCACAAGAATGAGTTAGCTGGTAAGTACACAGTTGATCTTGCCAACCTTTCTGACGCTGCTGTCACTGCGTTGGAAGACATGGGTATAAGTATCAACAACAAAGGAGATGAGCGTGGAGCGTACATCACCTGTAAGTCGAACAACAAGTACCGAGCATTCAACCCTGACGGATCAGAGTTGCTCATCAAGGGACGCACACCCCGAGACGACATGGACGACCCAGAAGCGGGAGTCATTGTGGGTAATGGTTCCAAAGCTAAATGTCTCATCGGGTACTACGATTGGGAATACCTCAAGAAGAAAGGTCGTAGTGCCACACTCAAGCGTCTTGTGATTGATGAGGTCGTAGAGTATGCACCTGAAGTCGAAGAGATGGAAGCTCTGTGATACTGATTGATGGTGATATGCTGGTGTACCGTGTAGGGTTTGCCTGCGATGAAGAGACTGAAGAAGTCGCAACGCAGACCCTAGACAACTACCTGTCCGAGATGGTCATGGATTTGTCTGAGCACCATACATCCAGCATTGTGTACTTAACGGGTAAGGGTAACTTCAGGGACGAGGTTGCCACTACCCAACCCTACAAAGGTAATCGTGATAACAAGCGCGTACCTGTACACAAGAATCTTCTACGTGACTTTATGGTTAGTGAATGGAATGCACAGGTTGTCAACGGCATGGAAGCCGACGATGCGATTGCTATCAAGGCAACCGAGCTAAACCATGACGCCATCATCTGTTCTTTAGACAAAGACTTCAAGCAGGTTCCTTGTTCTATGTATGACTATACGAAGAAGGTTTTAACTGCAGTTAAAAAAGATGACGCAATGCGCTGGCTGTACAAGCAGGCGCTGATGGGTGATCGTGTTGACAACATACCGGGAATCTATGGAGTCGGTCCCAAGAAAGCAGACAAGATCATTGACCCATGCACAACAGAGTGGGAATGCTATAGCACTTGTCTTACTCACTATTGGGACAACGATCTGGATGAAGACAGACTAATGGAGAGTCTACAACTTCTGTATCTGTTACGCTCAGACGATGACAAGTACGAGAAGCCTAGTGAAATATGATTCTAAGTTTGAGAAAGCAGCCCATGAAATAATGCAGGGCTGCGAGTATCATCCAGAACAAACAATATTTTATTTAGTCCCTAAGCACTATGAGCCTGACTTTGTTTACACGCACCGTGGCAAGACTGTTTATATAGAGGCAAAGGGTAGGTTCCGTACATCCGAGGAGGCGCGTAAGTATGTCATCATTGCGGAGACACTTAGCTGGACGGAGGAGTTGGTATTTCTCTTCCAGAAACCAAACACCCCAATGCCGGGCTCCCGAAGAAGAAAAGATGGTACACGCTACACAATGGAAGAGTGGGCAGAGAAGCATGGATTCCGTTGGTACACTCTTGAAACAATACCTACAGGATGGAGAAGATGAGACACCTAATAATACCTGACACTCAGATAAAACCAGATCATCCTATTGACCACATGGTTTGGGCAGGGCGCTACGCTGCTGCTATAAAACCTGACGTTATCATACATCTGGGGGATCATTGGGATATGCCATCGTTGTCGTCGTATGACGTTGGTAAGAAGTCGTTTGAAGGCAGGCGTTACTCTGCTGATGTTGAAGCAGGCAACGAAGCTATGCAGGTGTTCATGGACTGCATCAGAGCAGAGCAGGCACGTATGCGTAGGATGAAGAAGAAGGTATGGAAGCCTCGCCTCATCTTCACACTAGGCAATCATGAGTACCGTATTGAACGTGCCGTGGAGAACGATGCAAAGCTAGAAGGACTGATGAGTTATGAGGATCTTAATCTCAGGGGCTGGGAAGTGTATCCGTATCTTAAGCCGATTATTGTTGACGGTGTTGCTTATTGCCATTTTTTCACTAGTGGGGTCATGGGTAGGCCAGTCACTAATGCAAAGCTACTGCTCCAGAAAAAACATATGTCATGTATCATGGGACACGTTCAAGACAGAGATATCGCATTCGACAGAAACGCAGCAGGAAAAAGAATGACTTCTCTGTTTGCTGGTATTTACTATCAGCATGATGAGGACTATCTTAACCCACAGACTAATGGATCATGGTCTGGTCTTTGGGTACTGAACGAAGTAGACAACGGCACATTTGATGAGATGCCTGTATCTATGACATACCTGCGGGGGAAGTACGGTGCTAACTCTTGACGAAATACTGGAACGAATA